CAGATGCGCTGATGCCGGTAACACCATTTACCCCGACGTTGGACAACGTTTTATGCCAGCCCTGCTCCTGGTCGATTTTAGCACGCAGCCCCAGCGCACGGGCGGTGGCATACGCGGTGGCGGTGGTGCTGCTGACCGTATCCCATGCGAGGAAATCCGGCCAGATGACCATCAGCTCACGCTGGCTGAAATTCTGGCGGTAGGCTTTCACCTCGGAAATGGTTTTACAGCCCCATGCGCTGATATACCCGAAAGCGCGCAGCTTCTGACAGACTGATGCCAGTGCAACAGCCACCTCTTTGGTGTCCAGTCCCGGCACGCCGAGAATACGCGGTTTAACACCGGTTACTGACTCCGCCGCCAGCAGGGCTTTCAGTCCGGTGTACTGACCGTTTTCGTCGGTGGTGCCGATGATATTGGAAACGGTCTGCGCAAGTTTCGTTTCTTCGTCGTCGCCGGTGCCGTCTTCCACGCGCACGACAACGGTGACCGGTTTTGACTGGTCAGCGATGGCCTGCAACGATGCCGCCAGCGTGCCTTTTTTACCGGCCTTTGCAATTGCGCTCTGCACATTGGTAATCAGCACAGGTTTATTGAGGGGGAAGGTTTCCGCATCCGCATCGCTGGCCGTGCAGACCATGCCGACAATGGCAGTGGATACAGTGGAAATGACGCGGGTGCCGTCGTTAATCTCCAGCACCTGCACGCCGTGATGATAGTCACTCATCCGTTTAACTCCGTGGTTAATGGGTGCAACTATTTTCTGTTGTGCAGAGCATGAGACGCTATTTGACCTGGCTGGTCAGGGGATGAAACAACAGATAAAGAAAATGCGGGCAATTCGCCCGCCTGTCCTGATTTGTACTCACTCATTTTCCGCCTGACAATTTACATAGCCCAAATGCTATCAAATCTGACAGTCTGCTTTGAGCGAAGAGCGGACTTGAGACTATTGTAAATGAAAACCATATAATTTTAACCGGCAGAAACACATGAGTAATTTTAAGGCTAATTAGTTATCTGGGAGATGAGGGGCAAAGCACGATATCGTACACCAATGGAATAAGCTTATGATTAATATAAATATAAAAGGCAGAAAGCCTTCCTCAAAATGGCTTGAATCGGGTGCATCTGTCTGCGAAACGATTTTTTAGACGTTTTTATCGCTTTCAGTTCAGTTTTCCCCTCGAATCCAAGTGACAAAGCCGATTTAGTTTTCACACATCCGTACAATGTGCATCCCTCGATGAGCCTTTTCAGGCAAAGTTACGGGGATGCTTGATTCATTTAAACTGAGTTAGTACAACTTAATTAATAATATCATTTATGCTAGAGTTGAATATTCTCCATTTCCTCGGTCGGTGAGTGTTAATTCGCGGCCATTTTCTGTAAATGTAATGGCATCCAGCAGGCTTTTTCCTGTTACAGCTATACCATATCCAAGGTTATCAATCTTTGAACTGTCCTCAGATGATATTGGTATTTGTACAAGCATACCAACAACAAAGCCGTATTTGTTAATTATAGGGCCACCGCTATTCCCCCCCTTAACCCTAGCATTGAATAATAAAAAGTCTTGTGAATCTAAGTAAGAGTGACCAGAACCAACAATTCGCCCCTTTGACAGTCGGACAAACGAATTTATATGCGAAACGTCATATAACTTTAATGCATCAAATCCTGGAATGGGTGGAAATCCTATTGATAAAATTTCATCCAGTACCGAGGCTTTGGTTGAGACCTTAAGTGGTTGAATATTATCTTCATTCGGAATGGTTGTGAAAACTAAAGCGATATCAATACGTTCATCGTTAGATACAAAGATTTTATGTATTGGTAAAGCCTCACCACCAGCTCTAAGTATCCTGATACTCTTCATGTCTTCAATAACATGTCTGGCTGTAAATATCGTGTGGTTATTCCCAACAATAAAACTAGTACCAAGATCATGTGAACCATCACTTTTTTCAACAACAACAGGTAAAACGGAAGGACTAAGGCGGTCTATGATTGACTCAAATCCATCAGCTATAAAATCATACTTTCCATATTTCGCATCTGATTCATTGAAATTCGGTGCGAAATAGCAACGGTCCAAAAGAGTATGTCCTGAAGATAATTCCATTAAAATACCTTCAGTTGCTAGCTTTTCACAATTGCGTATTAACTTCATCATATCGAGAGTATTTTCCCACTCAGGTTTGAGACGGGTCAGGCTCTCAATTGTTTTTCTCTCTTTTACGTTATCGTTTTCCGGTTTGTCATAAAAATATTTCACTATTTCTGTTGGTGTTACATATGTTTTTTTTATAGTCATTTTTGTACCCGCGATGACGTTATTCCATATATTTTTCTTTGTAGAAAATATCACTATTGCTGGTAAATGTTAAGTTCAGTGCTCGCACTAAAGCTGGATGATCAACGTCGCCCTCGTATGGAAATCAGGTAAGATTCATGTCTACTTGGGGTCTAGGGTAGACAGCATAAAAACGTACGATAGCGTTCGATTGGCTCTCACCCCCGCCTATAAACCATGAGGTTGATAGGGTAGTATCGTTAGGCAATAGTATACATGTAAGTATCCAACCTAATTGGTCTTGAGATTTCTAACTAACGTGTCGTTATGTCCGCTCCTGGCACAGAGCGGACTGTCAGATTAGGCTTTACTCTGTTCTATAGGTATGTAAGCTCACACAAGAGTTCATACAACTTATTGCGGCATTTCCGGCCATTCAGGATTTGCAGGATCCACACGACTGATCAGAACGCTGTAGCGTTCCCATGATTCCAGTCGGCTACGCTCCTCATCTGTTGCCATGTTCAGTCTGACCGCGCGCTCCAGCGGCAAAATCACGGATTCAGCATCTGCAAGAAGTCTGGCTTTCCGAATTTCTGCCTGCTGCTGTAATTCCTCTGCCGTATAAATGCGTTTAATCACTTTGCCGTCCTTAAACATCCAGTTCCCTGAAATGTCCGCCCGTCGGTTAGCAGTAATATCCGCCACTTCAACCACACTTAATCCATCCGGTCTGATAGCTGTCACATCCTTTTCCACATAGTGGATGATATTATCTTTGTCGTACGCTATTTTTATCGTGTCATCAGCAAAATACTTTTGTTCTTCGTACCAGTTCTTACCATCTTCTGAAAAAAACCAGACAACATCAAAGTCCTTTGTCAATTGATATTGTTCAACCGTTTTTGGATTACCCGCCGTAATATTTTTTAAATGCTGCATAAATTATACCTGCGCCACGTTATACCATGTCCCGTTAATGTATTTCTGCACCGGTCTGTAATATACGCCACCAATGTTATCGGCAGAGTTTGAGCCGGTATCCTGAACAATAATGCCGGTATATACGCAACCTGACGGAGCCTGATGCGTCCATGTAGTACCATTATTTGCTGGTTTATATGTAGATGCACCGCCCAGCCGCATGTCTCTCACATAACGTGAATCTGACTCAGTTTTGGTGTATGCACCAACATCTCCCGCTGAGGGTTTATGAGCAGTTGTATATAGTTGCGCCCATCCAGACCAGTTAGCATCTGTGGTATCTCGTCGGGAACGAATATATGCCGGAGCATGAGCACCGCTGGTTCCACTCCAGCCAATAAGTAACTCACCCTCTCCTACTGCGGTTACGCCAGTGAGATGAAGCACATTACCATAGGCTGTTGGGTAGCCATTGTTGTATGCCTCATACATCTGAATACCTGGTGTCCCCTTTACGCTCCCACCTAATGCATTAACACGGTTTCTGGATACCAGTGTATTAATATTTATATCGGCAGAGCCATCAAATCTGACACCATTAATATTTCTTGCGTTCGCTAACTTCGTTGCTGTTGCAGCATTTCCTGAAAGGCTGGAAATAAATGGATGTGAACAGTAATAACCACGTCCATTTTTAAAATCCAGAATAGCCTGTGCGTTCGTGCTTTCTGTAGCGGGATTAGTTGCCCCCCACTTATATGTCGTTTGACCGACGACATAATCCTCTGTCGGAACAATAACCGTTAGCCCTTCCTCTGCAAGAATTTGTACAGGGAAAGCTCTGGCTTCAACATAAAAAACACTACATACATCATCATCTTTCAGGCTTGTAACAATGGAATGGATTGAACGCTCATTAGTCTGATACGTCCAGAAATAACCTGCCGCATATGAACCACGATCAGTCCAGCCTCCGGGCATAACCATGCCATTAAACTCGCAGTTATTCATTACATAATCGCCGTTATAACAACCAGTGGAAATAACAACGCGGGATGCCATTTCTCCTGAAAGGCTGGCAGCACGGCGAAAGATAACGGGGTACCACTTCCCGGCAACGACATTTGCAGGGGCTGCAAACGAATACTTTCGCATTCCCTTTTTCTTATCCACTTCACCTTTGCTGTAAACATTAATGTTACTCAGGAAGCGTTCTTTATCAGGGATATCCGCACCGTTCTGATCTTTCTGAAGACGTTTTTCAGCATTGTCATAGGCAGACTTCACCGCCTTTGGCGTTGCAGCCTGCGTTTCAGAATCACTGTTGGTGGCGCTACTGAGCTGGACAAGACCTTTTCGCGCCGTGGTGGCATCCTGTGCAGTGTATTTCCCGTTAGCAAGGTCATATGCTGTCTTAACCGCCTTTGGCGTTGCCGCAAGCGTTTCAGAATCGCTGTTGGTGGCGCTACTGAGCTGAACAAGGCCTTTTCGCGCTGTTGTGGCATCCTGTGCAGTGTATTTCCCGTTAGCAAGGTCATATGCTGCCTTTACCGCTTTCGGCGTTGCGGCGAGCGTTTCAGACGTGCTGTTAGTCGCACTACTGAGCTGAACAAGGCCTTTTCGCGCGGTGGTAGCGTCCTGTGCGGTATATTTCCCGTTAGCAAGGTCATATGCGGCCTTAACCGCCTTTGGCGTTGCAGCCAGTGTTTCAGACGTGCTGTTGGTCGCACTGCTTAACTGAGTAAAACCTTTTGCGGTCAGCGAGGCGTCAGGGTGACGTCGTGACTGTTCATGTTCTGCAATTTTGTCATCAACGTAATCCTGCGTTGCCATCACCGTTGTGGTGTCAATGGTCAGCTCCACTGAGGCCACACTGCTGACGATGATGACCATGCGGCAGGTCTGCGAACGCCCTGAGCCTTCGGCAAGGGCTGGCTTATAACTTTCGGCCATGTTCGCCACGGCAATTAACGTTCCAGCATCATCGTACAGGCCAAGCTCACGCATCCAGAAACCGCCCACCTCCGGCGGAATAACCAGCTCTGCGATAATATAATTACTGTTTCGTTTGTCCTGACTGATTTTGTTCAGCGCATGTCGCCAGACTTCGTGGATAAGCCCGGTCTGTCCGGCATCCGGGACAGGCAATTTACCACCGCCATCCCCGACGGCCATCGTGGTAATGTTGACCTTCCGCCCTCCCGGCGCGGTTGCCGCTGCCAGCTTTGCTGCACCGGCAGTGGTGATAACGGTTTTGAATTTTGTGCTCATTATTCCTCACTTATCCGGGGTAAACCGTAATTACATCGCCGTCGTAAGCCACACCACCGGCGAACAGGTAGCCGGGAATGTCCCGGGTAATGTTCAGGCCAATAAGGTGACGGCTTGCAGGTTTGGCATCAGCAATCAGCCGTTCCATTTCCTGATACATTGCCTCTGTGATACCGCTTTCCAGTACACCAATATCAAGCCGGAAGGTGCCGGGCGGGTCACTGTTTTCCCACCACTCCGTCACGTTGATGAGATAGCCGAGCGGCTCCACCACACGCCGGATTGCACCTATCGTGCCTTTATGACAGTGGATGAAATAGGCATCGCGGATAACGGCGCGTTTTGTCGCTTCCGGCCACTTTTCATCCCACCTGTCGACCGAAAACGCCCACGCCAGCCACGGCAGCAGATTTGCCGGACAGGTGTCCGGGTTCCACAGCTCACGAATACTGACCGGCGTTTTTTCAATTTCCGCACAGGCTTTTGCGGCGGCGACTTCAAGCGGTGATGAGCCGGTCGGCAGCAGGCGCGAATCACTCATCCGAGCCTCCGGTCACGACGCGGTATTCGGTACAGAAAGACGCCTGCGTACTGTTGAGCACGATGTCGGCCAGTGGTGCAGCCAGTTCGACACGCTGCACGCCTTCCACATGCAAAGCGGCATAAATGGCAGACAGACGGATGTCGCGCCCCAGCCGGTGCTGTGCCGTGATATACGCTTCCAGTTTTTTCACGGCGGCAGCGCGAATGGGTTCGCTTTCGGGACCAGGGTAAAGGTAAAGCGTGGCGTTTATCTGGTATTCAACAATGGCGGCAGACTGCACGGTCACGCGGTCGGCCACCGGCCTGACGTCCTCGCCATTAAGGGCGTTACGCACCACGCCAGCAGGTCTTCGGATGCCACACCGTTATTTTCACGTGACAGCACGGAGATGGTGACGCAGGCCGGAGACGGACTGGTGACAGAGATATCCGCGACACGCCCGTCGGCACTGCGACCATGATACTGATAGGCTCCCACCGACCCGGCGACGCTTAAGCCTTCAAACGCCTGCTGAATACGCAGACGATAATCGGTGTCAGACTCCATCACTGCCGGTGTCGGCGGGAGGGTCGAATCATCTGCCGGGGTGATAGTCAGGCGCGTGGTGTTGTAATTGGCACCAATCACATCAAGGTCATTACCGGCTGCACAGGCCAGCATCACCGCCCGTGCGGCCTCATTCACACGCTGACGCCAGATAAGCTCACGATAAGCATTTTCCTCCAGCAGTTTGACGAGAGGCTCGGATTCCAGCGTCAGGGTACGGGCGACCGCCTCCTGCTGGTCTTCCGGGTAAAGGGAAATCAGTGTCGCCTTGCGTTCAGCGAGAATGGTTTCAAAGTCCAGCTCCTCGACCACATCCGGTGCGGGTAGCTGGTTCAGGTCGATAATCGGCATGGTTTCAACTCACAGGGATGGTTAACGAAAGTGGCTGGCCGGTGTCGTTGTGCTGGCCGGTTAACGTGACCGTCATTCGCCCGTCAAAACTGCGCGCCGTGGTGACGGATGACAGGGTGACGCGGGGTTCCCATTTCAGCACCGCCATGTAACAGGCGACCTTAATCTGCAACTCAAGCGCCGGGGTCTGCGGCTGGTCAATCATTGACGCCAGCAACGAGCCGTAATCACGACGCATCACCCGTGAGCCGACCGGTGTGCGCAGGATATCGCCGATACTCTGGCTGATATGCTCAAGGTCAGTGACCGTCAGGCCATCACTGCGATTCATTCCGAGATAACGCGCTGTCATAGAGGACTCCCGGTTGTGCCGCCGCTGTCGCCGGGGTGTTTATGGGTATGCAGTACCTTACCGTTTGATGAGAGTTCACCGCCGGTGTGTTCAATGTTGCCGCGCATCGTCCCGCCCTTCTGCACTTCCAGCGTGCCGGTAATCAGCCTGTTGGTGCAGACCACCTCCGGGGTGTCCAGGGTGACGCGGGTTGATGCTTTCACCATGACCACCGGCACCGTGGCAGTAACAGAATCAGAAGCCGTCACGCTGGCCGTTTTAATTCCGCTTACCGTGAGTGCACTGGTTTCGGGTTCATATTCAATCACCGCCCCGTCAGGGAAACGGATATGCAGGGCATCCGCCGACACAGACGGCGAGGGGTTATCGCCGGAATAAATCCCCGGCAGAACGAACGCCGTGTCGAGTTCACCACCCACGGCCAGAATCAGCACCTGTTCCCCCACGGAAGGTGCCCACCATGTGCGCGAACGTCCTGCGCGATGGGTCAGCCACTGAAGCCAGTCGGTGCACATGCCGCCGGTCTGCACGCGGCAGCGACCGGCGTTAAGGTCGGTTTCGACGATAATGCCGGTGCGAATCATGTTGCGCAGTGCGCGCGCGAGTTCCTGAATATTTGCGAGAGTGTTCATGCGTGTGAGATTGCACAATATATAAAAGTTATGCTATCTGGATTCATTTGTAGAACTACCAGACAACATTCAAGGAGAGCGTAATGGTCAGCTATAATGTGACTAATGTGTGGGGGCTAATCGTTTTTTTCCTTTGTAGCTTTGCAGTATTAGCATTTTTTAGCTTTGGTAAAAGTAACCTTATGAGGCTTATTGCACATTATTTCAATTTTGGATATTCAGACAAAAAATTAAAAAGACTTGACCGCGAGTGGCGCGACATTCAACTATTTAAAATAATTAACGGAATCAATGTATCAGGCATTGAAAATGTGAGAATGATACAGCAGGGACTGATTGATGGAAAACTAAAAACATCGTATTTTTTCCTTACTCGCATCTGGGGTGACATAACAAAACCACCACACATAATTAAAACAACAATTGTAATTCTGGCCAGTATTATTTATATTCTCTTCGCATGTTATATACACAACAAACAATCCGCTATAGTAAGAGATGCCATAGGCATACCATATAAAAATATGATGTACTATGTTTATAGTGACAAAGTTCTTTTATCCTTCAAAAATAAAGCAGTTGAATTTAATAAAACTTATAGCCTTGCCGATTGCAAGAGACTGCAAAACGTATTTATAAAAGACACACTTCCTGAAATCGCCTGCAATAAGCTCTTACAGCTAAACGAGGAGGACTCCGAATGGTTAAGCCAGGAGATTAAAGATAATAACAGTCACAAAAAAGCATTATTAATACTATCCCTCGTCTATTTCACTTCAGGTCTGGTTATATTCCTGTCATATACAAAATTCTTTTACGCCAATAAGAAGGTTTTAGAATACAAAGCATCAAATAAAAATCACTCATAAACCTCTAAACATTGAGCGCCCAGCATGGCCGCTCAATGTTTAATTGCGCATCAGCCTCTGCCTGGATAAAACTAACGCTCAAGGTGAGCCAGGATAATCTCTTCAATCATCTGCACATCCTCACAGGTAAAGCCGAGCAGAGGACGCGCCGGATAATCAATTTTCTTACCGTCTTTCCGGGTTTCTTCCGACAGACCGAACTGATGCACACTGGCTATTTTCGGTGACTTCCCGCCGTAAAACTCCATTGATGCCTGTTCAGGGCTGGCGCGGATATGCAAAAAACGACTGGTGATAAGTTTCGCAAACATTTTTCGCTTAACGCGACCGGTCTTTTTTCTGGCGCTCTGCTGCTGGCGTGGTGCGTAGGGTGTGCCGTCCGGGGCTTTCTGTGCCATCACCCGGCGCTGCTGACTCTGCCGCAGACGTTTCGCCAGTTCGGCGCTCAGTCGCCGACGCCCTGACGGTGACAGCGATTCAATAAGTCCGGTCAGCCGGTCTTCAAAACGCTTAAACTCATTCATCCCACTTGCTCACCAGTTCGCCATTGATATAAAGCTCCACCGGGCGGGTGACCGGCTCCGGCGGCGTGGGTTCCGGGATATTCTTCACATGCAGTGCGCCGTCCACCTCACTGACCAGCGTGCGCTCGGTCAGCATCAGGCTGATGCTGATATCAAAGCTGCTGTCATTGTTGATGTCTGCATAAAACGTGAAGCCCTTTTTCTGACCTGCGTCGGTGGTCATGATGTCGGGCTGATTTACCCGCAGCCACGCCAGCACCGGCACGATGAGCAGGTCAAAATCACCGGTAAAGTCGGTCACAATGACATTGAGCGTGTAACGCTTTTCGAATGACAACGACGCCGCCAGCGTGGAGGCAATACTCCCGTGATCCACGAATATCCGCAGCATATCGGGGTTAGTTTTCAGCACCGTGACGGCATCAGTCAGCGCCCTGCGCAGGCTGTCGGGTTTGAGCATCGTTTTCGTCCTGACAGTGTTTAATCATTTTTACCTGGCTGGCACAGCGCGCCAGCGCGTTCTCAAGCTGCCGGATATCGGCACTTAAATCACCGTTCGTCTCCGGGTCGCTGCCCGGCATCGGGCAAAGACTCACTTTCGGGCAGGCGTTGTGGACAATCACTGGCGTCGGTGCAGGCGGGGCGCTGGTGCAACCGGCGCACAGCATCAGGCAGGTCAGCGCCGTACCAGCGGCGAAAATCTTCGTTTTCATTAAGTAACCTCGTGATGGTTTTCTCGCGCTGTGCTTCACGCTTCGCGGCGTTCTCCAGTTCCTGACGCAGTGCCACCTGCGCCATCTCGTTTTTGTCTGCCCTGGTGAGGGCAACATGAAGCTGATTTTTCAGCATGGTGATGGTCGTCTGCTGCCCGCTGGCGACGTTGTTCGCCCTGTCCAGCGAGGCGCGCAGGCTGGCATTTTTGTGTTTCACCAGAAACAGACCAGCCACCGCCAGTGATAACAACACAACCAGCACAATCATCAGCCTTGACATGGTTCCCGCCCCTCAAAACGCTGACGGCAGGCCGTACGTATCAGCCGGAAGAACACCGATGCCACGAGATAAATCAGCGCGGTAAAAATCCACCCGGCAGCGACCAGCGAGATAAACGTCGCCACCATCACTACCAGAGCCGCCGCCCGTCTGCGCCACGGCACCGGCTGCAAAAACAGCGACGTGACAATCTTCACGGCCAGCGATTCCGGCGGCAGCTCCCGCCCGTAGCGTTCAAGTACATACTCAGTGGCATACACGCCGACACCACCGGCAACCACACAGATAACCGTCGCCAGAATCGCCCAGGCGGCGACAAAACTGACGGCCACGCTCTGCGGGTAAATCAGGGACAGTGCCAGCATCAGCGCCAGCGACACGTTCAGCATCAGTGAAAGGGATAATTTCTTCATGGTGTTTACTCCGTTTAAGCCGGTACGCCGCCAGCGGTACGCCAGACGGTGACCAGTTTTTCCAGTGAATGCTCACGCTGACCGTAACCGGCTCCCGGCAGGGACGCCCAGATATTGCGACAGCGTGAAATGGCGCGCTCAATGCGTCCCGCCCGGATGTCATCCAGTGCACCGCGTTCGCGGATCAACTGAATGGCGAGTCTGTCCTGTGACAACGGACTGAAATCCGGCAGGGCAAGCTGTTTGCGGTAGTGCGGCCAGAACAGGTAAAGCTGCTGATAGCGACCGGATGCCGTGGATTTTTCACCGCGACGGTTAAACACCTTCGCCGGTCGGCCATGCGCGAACGGGTGGTCACTGTAGTCGGTGAAAATTTCCGGCTTCCCGTCCAGTCCGGTGACTATCACGTCATAGCCCCGGTTTTTCGTCAGCGGATGATTCGCCGTCCCTTCGGATACCGCCAGCATGTCGAGAAAGGCGGCAATATTCTGATGCGTGTTAATTACCGGCATTACTGTTTCCCCCTGCCCTTAAAGCGGCGCTGAATGGCAATCTCAATCACCTGATAACCGGCGATACCCAGCATGGAGCCGATGCCGCACACCGCAGGCAGTGACAGGTCAGGAAACTGCACCAGAACAACACCGGCAACCATCGAGACAAAACCACCGAGCAACATGCGCCCGATAAACAGACGCGGGGTGATGGGTTCACCACCGGCAAGCACCTTGCCGACAACAATCAGCACCCCAATCATGAAAAGCGACAGGACGCTTTTTTCTTCTGCTGTCATGCGTTACTCCCACAGATTGACAGTTTCAGCCACGGGCGCGGTCTGAACGTCGGGCAGTTCGACGGCGGTGCCGTGTGGCAGCACCGCACCCAGTTCAGCCAGTCCCGGATTTGCGGCGAGCACGGTCTCAACCACGCCCTCAGTGCGCCCGTAATACCGGACACAAATGGCGTCGAGCGTGTCGCCCTGTAGCGCAAAGGTCTTCATCAGATTTGACTCACGATGCAGCGCGGCTTGTCCTGGATACGCGCCACCGCCCAGCGCATATCCCGCCACAGTTCATCAATGGTGCTGTCAATGCTGTCAGCCTTCTTGTCGCCTTTCGCACTGGCATCCACGCCGCGATAACGCTCATAAAGCGACGCGGTCGCCATCGCACACACGGCGCGCTCGTAGTAAAAAACTTTGATGCTTTCACCGTCGATGTCGTCCGCCGGGACGTCCGCCAGACGCGTAAAACCGGCGGCAATTTTCTGTTCGCGGTACTCGTACAGCTCCGCATTTGTTTCCGCCATGCCTGACTTGATGGCCTCACGCAGACGGGCGGGGGCGACGGTCTGCTCAAGGCGCATACGTTCCCGGACGCGCTTCGGGTCGATATCGGGAAAAAAGAACGTGTTTTTAATCACCGGCTCGTCGCCTGCCGGTTGCGGGATGACCACCGTACCCTCACCGGACACGGGAGCCTCCTTTCGCGGAATAATCAGCGTCATCATGACTACCTCTGAAAAGTCGGGCGGTGGACGCCGGTGCAGTGTCAGGTGATTCACCCTCACTGACCGGCGTGCCGCCCTGGCGCGGGGCGCATTCGGTTGTTAACTGGCTTTCTTTTTCGGGCGTCCACGTTTTGCCGGTGTCGCACTCCGGGTCTTACGCGGGGCGCGGGTGGCCGCTTTGGGCTGCGGCTCCGGCTTCGGTTTCAGCTCCCGCTCCAGTCGTTCAATCTCTTTTTTGACGCCTGCCTGACAGTCGAGCTGTGTCGCACGTTGCAGGTGCGCCAGCGCACCGGCGGCATCACCACCGTCACGCAGAAACAGACCGGTGATTTTGTGCAGCTTTGCGCGCACTTCATCAGGCATGTCAGCCGTGGCGGTCAGTTCAAGGGTGTCCGTCAGCAGGCGGGTATCCACAGACTCACCGGCAGCGTGAGCACGCATGGCCGCGAGCGCCACCTCCTCGGTGAACATGTACGGCGGGGTGCGGCGGTGTTTACCCGGCATGGTCAGACCGTACTTCAGGGCATAACGGGCAATCTCCAGCGCACCGGCAATATCGCCGGTATCCAGACGCCACAGCATGACCGTCATCAGAATGTCATCCTGTGCACCTTTGCCCTGCTCCAGCACGCCGTTCACCCACGGCAACCAGAACGGCAGCAGTTCGCGTTTTTTCGCGGCCTTCAGCTCTTTTGAATAAATCGCTTTCAGTGTGCGCTGGTCTGCGGCCAGCTTGACCAGCATCTGCTCATAGACAGTTGCATGTCGCAGCGGGGCGGCTTCCCGCTGCGCGGTCATCGCTGCCGAGACCCGCATCATGTGGCGCTGTGCGGGACTCGTCATCGGTTACGCTCCCGGCTCTGCGGTCGCTTTAGCCGGTGTGGAGAAATCACCGACCTTAATTTTTTCCACCAGACAACCGGCGGCGTAGTCTTCCACCACGTAATCAATGTTCATTGACTCGTAGTTCTCCACGCGGTCGAGTTTCGGGTTTTCCTCAATCACGCGGCGATGGCTGTCATCCATGTAGTAGATGGACAGGTTTTCCAGCTTCGTGATGAGCATCGCATCCGCCGGGAAGTACGGGACGCGTACCGCCGGCAGGTTACCGATGCGTTTCTGGCTGATGATGACGTCAGCGGCCAGCATTTCGCTGTTGTCCTGCTCCTTGTTGACGATGGGGAAATACTTGTCCGCCAGTAGCTGACGCCCCACAATCACCACAAGGTCAGGGTCTTCCTGATACCACGGCTCAATCAGGTTGTTGGTCGCATCCATCACCAGTGCATCGAGGCTGGCATAATCACCGCCCTTACCCACGCGGATGACCTCAGAGGTGGTGCGGCCTTCCTCGTCAGTGACCTTGCTCATCACGCGCGCCGGGGCTTCATTGCGGTATTTCTGCAGCCAGCCGACCGCCACATCCTGCAGCATCGGGTTACTGCTGCGGTCAGAGGTTTCGGCACGCTTCACGCCGTTAAAACCGGCCATGATTAAATCAAGGGACTGGCGTTTGATAATGGCGTTACGGATACGGAGCTGGAAATCCTGATAACGCGCCCACAGGTCCAGCGTTTTGTAGCGGATATAAAAATCGAAGTTAATCTGGTCGCATTCGTACTTGTTTGACGCCAGCTTCGAGAAGTCCTTCGGCTGACGCTCGGTGCCACCGGCGGTGTCGGTGGTGCTGGCGATGGAGCCGGTGACACCGATGCCAATTTTTTCCCCTTTCATTTCGCTGACCGGCACAATATTGATGCGGGTCAGAAAGTCAGAGGACTCCTGCATGGTGTTCATCAGGGTCTGGGTGACCGACGGTTCAACGGTGAATTTTTTCGACACATCACCGGCGTCGATGCCGTTCAGTTCGGCAACACGGGACAGGTAGGCATTAAATTTAAAGCGGGTTTCCTGGCGCATAGTTTTTCCTGAAATTAAGGGTTAATCGTGAAGGTTTTCCCGGACTGACTGACGCCGGTCAGCAGTTCGTCATCAGGGCGTCACCGCCACCACCGGTGGCCTTGCTGCGGCGCTGCTGGGTCAGACTTTCGGTGTGGTCGAGACTGTTTTTCAGGCGGGTGAATGCCTGACTGGTTTCATCCGCCCTGTCAGTCACCTCCTGCTTAAGTGCGGAAAAGGCGGTTTCCATCTCAGCGAGGCGCTGCTCAGTGGCGCTCAGTTTTTCCTGCACATGTTCAGCAACAGCGGTCACCGCTTCATGCACGTCATTCAGACGGGCGTCATCGCTGGCCTGTTTGCGGCCAAAAATGGATTTCACCTTTTCGGTCAGGGCGGTGAACACGGTTTCAGGCAGGTCTTCAAATTCCAGCTCAACGGGCGTTGCCACTGAAATCAGGTTTTCAGGGCTTAATTTGAAGCGGTTCAGGGGGTTGTGTTTTGCCGTGCGGCAGAATTCCAGGTATTCCGTGCCGAGGCTTGCCGGGTCATCGGTGACGGCCAGCCCCACCAGATAACATTTGCCGGTATTGGCAAAGTTCGGCTGAATTTCCATTGAGGTATAGACCTTCTGCGCGGCCTTGTTCATCGCGATAAGGTCATCGGTCGGGGTGATTTTCGCAAACAGCGCCCATTTGCCTTTCAGCGCCGAATCATCGTCAATCTTTTCGGCCTTCAGTTCGACCACATCGCCATAACGCTTAAAAATACCGTCAGGCAGGATGCCGCGCAGATGTTCCAGGTTAATGCGGCAACCATAGACTCGCGGGTCAAAGGTTTCGGCCATTTCCTGAATATCCTGCGCACTGATGACACGCCCGTCACAGGTGTCACCCTCAACGCCGATACGAAAGAATTTTGAGACTTTTTTTGCCATTGTCAGGAGTCCTGAATAGTGATTAGAGGAGTCACATGTCGGCATCAGTTTCCCGACGATGCGCATCCTCCGCCATCAGTCCCGGATGGCTTATCACTGACACAACAGCACCTTAGCGAATCGCGGGGCGCGACTCAGTAGCCTTGCCGTGTATTCATCACGGCGAGGTATTCATGACCATCACCACAGACACCACTCTTTTACACGACCCGCGTCGTCAGGCGGCGCTGCTGTACTGGCAGGGATTTTCCGTGCCGCAGATTGCCGCCATGTTGCAGATGAAACGCCCGACGGTGCAGAGCTGGAAACAGCGCGACGGCTGGGACAGCGTTGCCCCCATCAGCCGTGTCGAAATGAGTCTGGAAGCGCGGCTGACCCAGCTCATCATCAAACCGCAGAAAACCGGCGGTGACTTCAAGGAAATTGACCTGCTGGGACGCCAGATTGAACGACTGGCACGGGTAAACCGTTACAGTCAGACCGGCAACGAGGCAGACCTTAATCCGAACGTCGCTAACCGCAACAAAGGCGGGCGTCGCAAACCGAAAAAGAATTTTTTCAGTGACGAGGCCATCGAAAAGCTGGAGCAGATTTTCTTTGAGCAGTCTTTCGACTATCAGTTGCACTGGTATCGCGCCGGGCTTGAGCACCGCATCCGCGATATCCTGAAATCCCGCCAGATTGGCGCGACGTTTTATTTTTCCCGCGAGGCGCTGCTGCGCGCCCTGAAAACCGGCCATAACCAGATTTTTCTGTCGGCCAGTAAAACGCAGGCGTATGTGTTCCGCGAATACATCATCGCCTTTGCCCGTCTGGTTGACGTTGACCTGACCGGTGACCCGATTGTCCTGGGCAATAACGGCGCAAAACTGATTTTTCTCGGCACCAACTCCAACACCGCACAGAGCCATAACGGCGACCTGTACGTCGATGAGATTTTCTGGATCCCGAATTTTCAGGTACTGCGTAAGGTGGCATCAGGTATGGCCTCACAGAGTCACCTGCGCTCGACCTATTTCTCCACCCCGTCCACGCTGGCGCACGACGCCTACCCGTTCTGGTCGGGTGAACTGTTCAACCGGGGACGCGCCAGCGCCGCCGAACGCGTGGAAATCGACGTCAGTCATAACGCCCTTGCCGGAGGGCTTCTCTGTGCGGACGGCCAGTGGCGGCAGATTGTCACCATTGAGGACGCCCTGAAAGGTGGCTGCACGCTGTTCGACATTGAGCAGCTCAAACGCGAAAACAGCGCCGACGATTTTAAAAACCTGTTCATGTGTGAATTTGTTGACGACAAGGCGTCGGTGTTCCCGTTCGAGGAGCTGCAACGCTGCATGGTCGACACGCTGGAAGAATGGGAAGACTATGCGCCGTTTGCCGCCAATCCGTTCGGCTCCCGCCCGGTATGGATTGGTTACGACCCGTCACACCGTGGCGACAGCGCCGGATGCGTGGTGCTGGCACCGCCGGTGGTGGCCGGTGGCAAATTCAGAATACTTGAGCGTCACCAGTGGAAAGGCATGGACTTTGCCACCCAGGCTGAATCCATCCGCAAACTCACCGAAAAATACAACGTCGAATACATCGGTATTGATGCCACCGGCCTCGGTGTCGGCGTGTTCCAGCTCGTGCGCTCGTTCTATCCCGCCGCGCGCGATATCCGCTACACGCCGGAAATGAAAACCGCAATGGTGCTCAAGGCAAAAGACGTTATCCGCCGTGGCTGTCTGGAATATGACGTCAGCGCCACCGACATCACCAGCTCGTTTATGGCTATCCGCAAGACCATGACCAGCAGCGGACGCAGCGCCACCTATGAGGCCAGCCGCAGCGAGGAAGCCAGCCACGCCGACCTCGCCTGGGCGACCATGCACGCCCTGTTAAATGAGCCACTCACCGCCGGTATCAGCACCCCGCTGACATCCACCATTCTGGAGTTTTACTGATGAGCAAGAAAAAAGGGAAAACACCGCAACCTGCGGCAAAAAAAATGACCGCCAGCGCCCCGAAAATGGAAGCATTCACCTTTGGTGAGCCGGTGCCGGTACTCGACCGCCGTGACATTCTGGATTACGTCGAGTGCATCAGTAACGGCAGATGGTATGAGCCACCGGTCAGCTTTACCGGTCTGGCAAAAAGCCTGCGTGCTGCCGTGCATCACAGCTCACCGATTTACGTCAAACGTAATATTCTGGCCTCGACATTTATCCCGCATCCGTGGCTTTCCCAGCAGGATTTCAGCCGCTTTGTGCTGGATTTTCTGGTGTTCGGTAATGCGTTTCTGGAAAAGCGTTACAGCACCACCGGTAAGGTCATCAGACTGGAAACCTCACCGGCAAAATATACCCGCCGTGGCGTGGAGGAGGATGTTTACTGGTGGGTGCCGTCCTTCAACGAGCCGACACCTTTCGCGCCCGGCTCCGTGTTTCACCTGCTGGAGCCGGATATTAATCAGGAGCTGTACGGCCTGCCGGAATATCTCAGCGCCCTTAACTCTGCCTGGCTGAATGAGTCGGCCACGCTGTTCCGCCGCAAGTATTACGAAAACGGCGCACATGCCGGATACATCATGTACGTCACCGATGCCGTGCAGGATCGCAACGATATCGAAATGCTTCGCGAAAACATGGTGAAGTCGAAAGGCCGCAACAACTTTAAAAATCTGTTTCTCTATGCCCCACAGGGGAAAGCCGACGGCATTAAAATTATCCCCCTCAGTGAAGTGGCGACGAAGGACGATTTTTTTAATATCAAAAAAGCCAGCGCCGCTGACCTGCTGGACGCGCACCGCATCCCCTTTCAGTTGATGGGCGGCAAGCCGGAGAACGTCGGGTCGCTGGGTGATATTGAGAAAGTGGCAAAGGTCTTTGTCCGCAATGAGCTTATCCCGTTACAGGACAGGATCCGCGAGATAAACGGCTGGCTCGGTCAGGAGGTCATCCGCTTTAAAAACTACTCACTGGACACTGACAACGGCTGAACATCGCCGCCTGCGGGCGGCTTTTTTACATCCCGCCATCACGCCCTCACACGCTCACACGCTCACCACCGCACAAAACAGCCCGCAGGCAAACCAACGCCTCAACGGACAGACTAAGCGCCGTCACGACGCGCTGAGACGCTGAAAAAATAAAATCAGCACCACCGCCAGCGCGCAGTGCTTTCCCCGCCTCGCCCGCCCGCTTCATGGGGCGATTTTAATGCAGTGGCATGATTTAGCCGAATCCGCGCCATTGTTGACATTGATGTTTTGATATGGATATGGCGTAAGCATGCGAATTCATTCAAGATGATGCAAGAATGATGAAATTATGGTACAGATCGATTAGCCATAATATGCCCCACGTTGTTACATGTGGTTCATAAGAGTTATGGCTCATAGGGATTTATACAAAATATATATAGGTAATTATCATGTCAGGTGAAACTCAAAATATTTCAGCAATGGCAGAAAAAATATCTTCAGACCTATTCAAATGGTTTAAGTGGGAACTCGTTGGTCCAACCAATGAAAACTTTCCATGCATGAAAAAAGATCAACATAAAACACTAGCCGGAACACATCCAACTGATGTTGTATTTTCTTATAAAGATCCCTATTTGAATAGAACTATTTTTTTAAATACTGATTTAAAAAGCTATATTAAAGGCTCAATTACAGCAACTAAAATGCGCAATGCTTTAGTATCTCTGGCTAATTCTATTGACTGTGCTCAAGGTTGTAAAGAATGGAAGGAGCGTTATTCTTATAAAAATGGTGCATCAGAAGTCAGAGGCATGCTCTTTGTATACAACCATGACGGAGACTTTGACCAATCTTTTTATGATGTATTCTATCAATCTCACAATACTGAAACTGATAAGAAGAAAAGAGGTATTAATCTTGACAATATACCGGTAAGAGCCGGTCAAAAAATACACATCATTGAACCAAGAACTATAAACTACTTGCAGTCAATAATCTGCGATTTATCACAACTAAGCCACAAAAGAGAGTTTCCACTCGGTAAAAAATATCAATTCTTTTACCCAGACCTTTCACTACATAAAGTAAGCGGTTCGCCCGAAGAACTTCCAGCAACTGTAGAATTATTGACAGGCCCATTCCTTATTATAAAACATAATGACGTCAGACATTGCAATGAAGAAACATCACAATGGGAAACTACATTTAAACATGGTTACATTATTTATTACAATGGCGAAGGAAAAAACGAGCTAGAGTTTATTTATATTCTAGACACGCTATCTAAATATCAATTACTAGATGGCAATGAAAATATAAGAATTAGAATAGTTAACCCTAACATACATAAAGATGTTCGCAGTATTTTTATGCGTGCGAAGGATAGTTATTGTCAAGAATGGGGGTTCGATGAACATAAAAAAACGATAATAGATGCTATTGATTTTCAACAGGTAGAATTTACAAAGCCTCGTTTTAGTTCGGTAGAGATTGGTTGGGAGCGACAGGCATGAAAATTGGATTATATAGTGTAAATGATAAGGCAATGTTTGACGCATTGAATCAAACTAAAGTCACTCATGAAGATATGAAAAGTCTCTTTTTTAAAAGAGGAATGATTATATCCAAAGAGACTAAACGAAAAACATTGGCTTTGGATTTTTCCAGATACTATCATGGCTATTCTGATTTTGAATTTCTTTCAAACATACTCGGTTCTGTTGGGCGGAGAGAAAAAGTATCAATTAACATTATTAATACAAATATAGATAAAAATAGTATGGAAAATACTATTAAATCTATTTGTGAAGATCTTCAAAAAGAAGGCGATATAACTAATATAAATTACACCGAGAATGGTTTTGAAGTATCAATCAAATATGTGAAACTAGATTTCAAAATGAGCGAGTTTCGCCAATCCTCATCACGTGAAGCCAAAATACAAGTTGAAATGAATGAAAGCGGTGAATTTATCACCCGTTTCCCTCAAAATGCTAAAGCAAGGGAATTCAACGAGCGCCTCGTGGAGAAGATCAAAGAAGACAACAATGAGGATCCAGCCAGTCTTGATGAAATTTCGCTCGAAACTGTTAAATCACCAGCGGAAAGAAGCAAGTTTTTTGAGCAACTAATCTCAAGCATACCTAACTACAAATGCATTGACGTATCGGATGTATACGTTACGCATCCAATTCTTGAGTCAAATAAGTCTAACGAAAATGAAGATGATTCTGATGATGACGATACAATTATTGACACAGGATATCATATCTCCAAAGCTTCATTAAAAGGGCGCAGCGTTCTTGACTCTCTCGAGTTTAAAGAGTTGTTAGGAAAAGGATTTTATATTACCAAAATCATTTGGAGTTCTGTTGTTGACACTTATAAAGACTCGGACAAATATGAATTCGAGGCTCAATTTGTCGACCCAGATAATTGCAAGTTATTCTCGTATATCGTTCGCGGTGTTTATAAGTACAAAAATATAAACGAATATGCAAATCGTCAAAATGTAGATAAAGAGAAGGAAAAACTGCTATTATTAGCACTTGAAAAAACCGCTCGCGAAATTTCAAACAGTATTATCGCCTCAAACACAATTGAGGTTGTTACTGATAAATAAAAGGAGTTGTTATGAAAACAAAATGGTTTACTGCCAACTTCCCTGCTGGACTTGATAGTTTATATCAGTCTATCATTAACACTCCTTTTGATAGTGATAAAGGCTGGGGATTTAGTATCAACTCATATGAAGAAAATGCAATATCATCTCGATACATCGAGAAAGTAGAGGTCAACGAGATAATCGTTGATCCATATGGAAACGAGACTCAATATACACAGCTAAAATATATTCAATTTAACTTTTGGCTTTACACAACAAAAGGTAAAAACTTCATCTTAATCATTGAGTCGCCTCCCAGAAGCATTAAGAACTTCATATCAAACATAATTAAATCAACACATTCTGATTTTAATGTGTCAAATCTCAACATCAAAATTGAGGACTTCATTTATTTCCTGACCCCGCACTTTGAAAAAATACAAGTGCACAAGGCAAAATTAAAAGACTTAACGTTTAGCAAACACACATCCGGCATACTGGAACTTGAGTCATCAAGTGACGCACTTATGGAAATAAGAAACATTTTCAAAAATGCAAATTTTACAATTGATAAAGTTAAACTTAATGTTAAGGATGTGACCGGTTATGAGTCATTAGAAATTAACACAAATGGGTCCATTTCACTTTCAGAGCAAATTTTTGACAAGGTGTATCTAACCATAGAAAGGTTTGCCCTTTAAGTTAACAATACAATTCAATTCTTTTGATGTAATAAAAACAGCCTCATTAAAAATGAGGCTTATCGTTTTATTATTGTAGCCATGCCATCTGGTTTTCACCTTTTCCTCCAGCACAGTATTAATACACACCTTATATAGTTTTATCTCTTAGATATTCACACTATTTCAATCTATTACAGTTGTGAACCCTGGCCATCCATCAGCGACCGGATAAGCGAATTTTTTCCCGTCATAATTTACGGTCGCGCCACGCGCCAGCGCCTCAAGCTCCCATCGCTGTGGCCTGATACCGTTCTGAGCAAGGTCAACGCGGATACGGGTAATTTGCATTCGTTCCGACCGGGTCAGTCTGGCCGATGGCGCTATTTCATGCGGTTTTAACGGGCTTCCGTTTCTTTGCTGACGGTTTGGTCTTCTCAGACCGTGTTTTAATGCACCTCTGAGCGCCCTCACGACCTCCTGGTCATTCCATTCGATAACACCGTCATCTACCAGATTAAGCACTGCTACGGCGTGTTCAGAAGGCGTGGGAGCCGGTAACGAAGTATCACCACCGGTGAGCTTTCCACAGTTATTGACAGGACTCCGAGGCGCGGCGATGCCGCTTTTTAAAGTCAAAGGCTCAACGACCGGAACTTTCGGCACAATGCGCCAGTCCGTCGTTCTGGTGATATGAATATGACGCGCGCCGAGATGCGGCGCGTAAATGCCGACAACTCTCTCGACTTCTTCCTCGTACTCGTTAACGTCATCCGACGGGCTACGGACAACCCTGACAGTCTGACAATCGCGCGGGACATTTGCCCCGCCCTGCGCGCTGATATACAACGCAAAATCACCACTGTCTGCGGCAGCGCGAGCAGCCTCGACGCGTTCGTCAAACTCATCAGCAATACTGACGCCGCGAGGCAATTTGCGTAGTTCACGGTAAGCCCCCATTGTCGGCAGTCCAACCGTTTTAAATTGCGGGATGCGCCACGTTGACGCCCATGCGGTAACAGCCGCGGCAGTATCTTTAAGCGGCTTACCGGTATCGTTATCGAGCTGACCATCCAGTGCATAGCCGTCGATATTTTTTGAAATGTATTTCGCGATATATCCCGCAGCACCGCCCCGGTTAAGGTGCTTTGCCTGAAAACGGTTTCGCGCGGCTCCTCTTTCGTCACCATCCTCTTTGAGCGCATAGCGACGCATGATTTCGATAATCTGGTTACGCTGGCGTGGATTACAAAAAAGCATCATATGCCAGTGCGGCGTTCCGTCGTGGTGTGGCTCGACGACACGCAAACCGTAGACCTGTAAATCATTATCCTTGAATGCCGTGCGCATCAGGCTCCAGATGCGGCAGAGATAACGCTGCGCATCCTTTGGATTAAATGCCTCATCGTTCCAGCCGTGATTAAGCTGAACGGTTTTACTTTCGCCTTTTCTGACCTGACGAGTCGGGTGATACTTTGACGGCGCGGTCAGCGTGATAAACATCCCCACATCACCCTCTGCGGCGGCGTAACGCTCAATACCGGCAATGGTGTTCATCAGCTCCATCCGGCGAATTTCAGGATTAGAAATACTGCCCATCACCTTACTGATAAGGTCGATGCGCTCGCCGGTTTCCCTGTTTTCAAGGTCACACGATTTAAGAAATTCCAGATTTGCCTGGCGGCGTGCACGCACATCACGAATGGCATGTTTACTGGCATAAGGAGAACGGTCTTTATTCACCTCCCCGACAGCAATCAGTAACGCCTCATGCCAGCGCATACGCTGGCCTTTAAGCTGATGAGTCCACCACTCATCGTTAAACAGACGGGCAATGGCAGAATATGCCTGCCTCGTGGTCATCTGTCCTTTACGGTATTTTTTCCAGTAGAGAGGGGAAATATTGAAAGCACGTGCAGCGCCAGCAACATGACCATAGAGGTGAGCCTGCGCCTCATCCGTAAACAGCGATTCTTTTTCGCCATGCGCATCCACCCAGGCATCGCTGAGTTCCTCATACATCATGAAAAGCTGCGATGAGATACGGGCGGCAAACTTTTTCAGCTCCTTGTCATTCATTCCCGGCAGGCGCGCATAGTGGTCACGCTCTGCCAGAAACAGCAACGACGCGTCGGTGTTCATTTCATGGCGCTGATTCACACGCTCAATGCGCGGCCATAAACGACGCTGAAAAGTGGATGTGAGGAAATAAAACCCGTGCACCGGGCTTTTATTGCGCCGGATGTAGTCATAGCGTGAAGTAAACAGCGAGCGCAAAAAGTAAGGCAGGCGGTTAATCGTGGATAAAACACCTTGCACCTGACGCATCTCGTCACGTGTAAGGGGTCTTTCGCGCCCGACGGCCTCGCGTGGCGCGTTCCATGCATAAGC